ATTTCTTCTGTTTTACTCCCACGTTTCCTATATGGAACCTTCTCTTTAGACTCTAAAAAGGCCTCCATCATTTGCACTTTCTCTTTCATTGAACCTACTCTAATTGCAGCATTTACCAGTGGACTTACGTAAAACTGCACGTTAGTAATTGTCTTTTCCCCACCTGTGCTAAATTCGACCTTCTTGAATAGCTCCCTCAGTAGAGGATTCTTAACTTTATTCAACCCTTCCCTCATGTAATACCGTGCTTCTAAATCTCTTGAATCAGCCATATCAGCAATGTTCCCCATAGCTACCAGGTCTAAATATCGATTTGCATTGCTCTTTCCTACAGCATCATCTATGGCCTGTATAAATTTATATACAATACCTGCACCAGTTAATGCCTTATTAGGATAGTCTGGTGACAGTTGATTGTTTACAACAATAGCGTCAGTTGACTCCCGCTTTGCTTCATGGTGGTCTAGTACAAGTACATCGATGCCTCTATCCTTTAGCTGCTTATGTTCTTCAAATTGAGATGAACCAGCATCTGGAATTATAACTAGTTGAACCTCATTTGGTATGGTATCTACAAGGATTCCATGTTCTTTCCCCTCATGCAGGCGATATGTAATATCAATCTTCGGAAATGTCTTGCGTAGATAATTGATTAGAATGGAAGCACTACTACTCCCATCAAAATCTGCATCAACCTGGACAAAAATTTTACTTTTTTTCTTCATATGCGCTAAAGCTAAATCAACAGCTTTATCCATGTTCTTTAGCTTTGAAAAATGATGCTCATCGTTTTTATTGGCGTTTAGTAATGCCTGCCAATCCTTTACCCCTCGATTCTCCATGATCGTTTCTAGGGGATTGAGGTAATTATTTTTTCCAATTAATCTATACTGCATTAAACTGCTCCCTTCATTCTAATCTCTATTTTATTTTTCATCATCTTTTCTAAGGTTTCTCTTCCTTTGTCTGCAGGGCTATCTTTCCAGTCCAATAGATTCTCGTCATCCCAAAGTACATAAACCCTACAATAGGGAGTGAATTTGTGGGCATACTTTAGAATCCTATCCTGATATTTCTTTTCCTCTTCCCCTCTCTTCTGATCGCCTTCTACGTATCCCATCTTGTCTAGACAAATGAACACTTCTTCCACCCCCAGTGAAACGATAATATCTCTGTGAAAGTCGGAGATTGTGCTTGAACATATAGCAGCAGTAAAGTTTAAATCACCATAGAAATCCTCACATTTAAGAACAGATTTTTCAGATTCAAATAAAGCAATCTTTCTCAGTCTTTTCACTGCCGATTGAGTGTGATTCAAACCATATAAATTGGCTGTAGTTAAGTGGTTGTACATTGTATTGCCTATCTGTAGTGGCATGTACTTGTATCCAGCTTCCACTTTCTCTTGCTGCATACTACGCCTTCTGATTCCAACTAGACGCCCCTGTATATCTCTGTGGGGTATTGCAATACCTTCTTCACGTTCACGAAAATAGTAGCCAATTTCGTACTTTCTAATCGTTTCGATGGAGATTCCCTCTTCCAGCCAACTCTCATGAGCATATGGCATAAACACATCTAACACATTCTCATCATAGCTTGGCAACTCTCTACTGCTTTTTTTCTTCTGGGAAAACTTATTGATAAACTCCCAATCATCAATTTTATCATTGTTGCTTCCAAGCCCTTTATACCCAAAGCCACGGGTCTTTCCCGTAACTCTGGATACATATTCAACTGCACGAGGAAAAGAAACATTGATGCCTTGCTCTTTCTTTGCTCTTATGACAAGATCAAAAACGCTCATGTTTTCGCTACAATCTGTATAACAATGAAAGCTCATTGAGTCATGATAGTAGTAGAGCTTGTGTTTACGTCCTCCATGGCAAACTGTTTGGAACATTGGCGTACCATTGTTGTCATATTTGGGATCCGCGCTACCTAAATCTATCAATATCTTATGTATATCTTCTTCTGTCAGTTGTTCCTTCAGCTCATCAGCGTCAATTCTCAAGTTGCTTCACCTCTAAACTTCTTGAGCAATGGCATTAATCTTAGTCGGTTCAATATTCACAATCTCATAGTTATTCGTTGTTAGGAATAGTTCATGCTGTCTCATCGTATCGTAATCAACATAGAGCCATAGTTTCACATCTTTATGCTTCGAGTGGCGATTTTTGTAGATGTGATACACAACATTTGGCTCATCTGGATAAAATCCTGTCTCTAAGATAGGCTTGATCGCTTCAAGATCTTTGTTGGTTGGCGATAACGCAATAACACCAGAAGTTGCTTTATCGGCTAATGCTTTAGATCCACGTAAGATGCTTGAGTCAGCATTTTGGCTGTTCTTCCATTCCCCGTTAACCTGAGTAGCTGTCTTGATAAAGACATTGTATTTCTTTCTAATTTGGTCAAGCTTGTTCATAAACATAAACAAGACCATATCCTCACGCATTTTCATACCTTTTGATGCTTCGGCAAGTTCAGTTAGCATCTGCAAACTAATATGTATGTAATCAAAATAAATATACTGAATATTATTCTCTAGTATTTGATCTTTTATTTCAGTTTCAATCTGCTGCATATCAAAGTCAGGCATGTATGATATCTGGAAGTTTGTTGCTTCAAGCACTTCCACCGCTTCTTCAAGAATCGCATCCTCTTCTTCTGATGTCTCGCCATCTTTTATTTTTGTTTCAGCGACACCAGATATGTAAGCCAGCAACGTTGATTGCAACTCTTCAGCTTCGTTCTCAGTGGAGATAAAGCAAACATTCTCTCTATTTCCATTATCAATCCACTTTTCTTTCTTCCAATCATAATATCTATCAATGGCCATGTCTGTTGCTTCGGCTAGTGCTAAACGAGTGTTGTGATTGATAATACCGTTGGCCACAAAACTATGATTTTTAGGCACTGTGAAGTCGTATACCTCTTCTTCTCCATATGAGATGGATTTAACCGTATCAGCAAAAATGTTGTTTGCTAGATTGCATAGAAGGTTGAGATTGTCATCACCAACATCTTTAAGACTTGTGTGATTAGCAATTCTTTTAATCTTCTCCCGACTAACTCTTCTGCCTACAACAGCATTTTCATAAAACGTCAGATCGTTGACTCTGTAACTTAAGGACTTCTGCTTGTCATAATGATACTCTGGAACAGTCATCTTCAAATGTTCATGCAGTTGCATTAGCAAGTCTTTAGAAATGATGTAATCTGAATTACTTGCAAGTTTCTCTTCAGATATGCATTCATTTAATTTTACTTTTTTGTCTGTCGCCAGATCGAAGCCTATCTCATTTCTGAGCTGTAAAAGCATCGGGTAATTATGTATGGAGATGATATAGTACGGCTTATCATTCACCTGCTTCTCTCTCAGCTTAGAGACGATACCAAAGTTCAATAGTAGTACATGTACCTGTGAAGCTAATTTTTTAGATGCTGTTGAATATTCAAATGAATTGCAGGTAACACTAGCATCTGTATCAAACAACCCCTGCAAGAAACGTTTCACAATCCCTTTAGTGCTTGTCATGATCTGACTCGGTATGGCTTTCTTAGGTGATGTCGTAAGTGACATGCCACAATTATCCTTCAAGAAGTTGATTGTTTCATGATTCCCGAAGTCAAAGTCTAAGCTTCTGCCATGCTCCCTGCGTCGTATGTTGCTTACTCCAGGCAGGTGTAACTTTATAAGCTCATTAACTCTGGTGTGAATTTCCTCGTCTTTTTTGGAGTATGAGAGGTGGTTTCTAGGATTGATTCCATCTTCTATGTTGAGATACCCATCACCCACTAAGAATCCCAAAAGATAAGCCAAATCCGAATGAATCTCTTCATTGCCTCCAAATAGCTGGTTGTTCACACTTACAGCAATATGCTCTCCAACGGCAATATCCTGCAGCCTCTTAAAGTACAAATCGCCGTTACTATTAGTCACCATTACTGGGTGCTCATGTGTTCCTTCAACTGAATAGCCTTGGGTGGTAGTAATCTTAATCGTTTTCTGCTTGCCCATGTTGTACCAATGAGATGTTTCTAATACCTCTTTATTTCCACTTGTGTTATAAGAAATAACGTTAGCCTTTAGCTTATTTCTGGATAGCTCAGTGAATCCGTAAAACTTTGGGACATCCTTAATTGGTAGCACACCTTTGTCAGTGTATATTAAAGTATCTCCTGTGACACATTTCCCTAAATTCGACGGAGCCGATCTAAGGCTCAGAGTTTTCAGTTTACCACCTCTGAAAATAGTATTCTGTAAATCACCTATCAATGATATTCCATAATCCGGAGTTTCCTTGTATTTCTCTAATAACTGCTTCGCACCTGATGCAGCGTGAATACGCTGCGTTTCAGATGAGTTAACAAACTGCTTATTTATTTGAAATAGTTTTTTGTCTACATCTGAAATAATATCTGCGACAGTTTTGCTATCAAATTCAGCCATCATCGTTTCTGATTCATGCGGATCAACAATACTATCATCATAGATATCCGTAATGTCTATCCCAATATCCTGATACTTACGTAATAAACTAAACTTCTTAAGACGTTTGTAGCTATAATCAAAGTTTCTGAAGTGTGCCTGATCTATGGCTTCTTGTACATACTCTACACCACTATTATCATTGAATACTTTATATTGTCTCTCATAGTTGCTTAAGAAGCTATCTAAGGCTATCGCGTCTATTTCTTCTAACCCTTCACTGTACAGATTGCTAATTGCCGCAAACACTATCACATAGAAAGTTGACTCATCCTCTGGTGAAAAGTCAGACTTGTCTAGAAAGTATTGCTTATCATCTAGCAAAGAGGGCTTTTTCATTAAGTTGCCCAATACCTGGAAAACACTTCTTTTGTCAAATAGACTCATTAATTCACCTCTCTACAATGAGTTCATATCTATTGCTGTTCTTCGTAGCATCTTTTTGGGTTTTGGAGAAGGAACAGATACAGTTCTAGTCTCCGCTACCTCGTAGTTCTCCAAACTATTCTCAACGCTTCTGATTGTCATATAATGTTGCTTTGCTCTCTCATAAACAAAAGGAACAATCCCAATTCCATCACCTTCACGAACAGGGTTTTCTTCAGTCTCATGAAAGTATCTCAAAGCTAGTTCGATACCTTTGATCTTGTATTTCAAGTCGGTCTGGTACTCTTTTATTTGTTTTAAAATCATACCCGTAGGCGCTTTAAGATCATAAAGGTTACAGATGTATTCAATCAGATCTTTATAGTCCTGTGCTTCATTCTTTTTAGCCTCTAGACAGCCTGGATGATAGTATCTCTTTTGATGGGAAACAGCGTCATCTTGATCTAACTTGGTCTCGCAGTACGGACATTTTACTTGTCTTCCCATTCCATCACCTCATTTAGAAACAAAGGAAGCTACGCCAGCCTCCTTTGTAGTTTTATTTCACTTATTTCTTTACAGAAGCAAGCAATTCTTTAAGATCGTCCGCGATAAGAACAACCATTTGTGCCTGGCTCTCCTCCGCTTCAGCCAGTTTACGCCCTTTACCGAGATGAGTCTCTACTATTTTGGTGATCTTAGGTGCAGAACCCTCATCAATTTCCATGATTTCATTGATTGCCACTGTAGCTTCTTCCATTGCTTCATCAAAGTTAAAGTCCTGAGTATCTTCATAAACATTTACATGTTCATCAGATGCTTCAACTCCGTCTTCTTCAGCCTGCTTCTCGATAGCTGCGGCTAATGCCTCCGTAAGTGCCTTGTATTGGAATGGTACAACCGGTGGAGTGTGTTTCCAGCGGCTACCAGCTTCAAATCGAGTGGTACCACGAAGGTAAAGGTTAACTGATGTATTGCCTTCTTCATCTTGGATTGTGCGACTGTAGCCAATAATATCAACCATGCGAGTCACAACTTTGCGCGGACGTTTAGTTAGCGTTGGTACAATCTTCTGATAAGACTCACCATCTTCATCCTTGAACTCTTTGTCTTCAGCGTGGCTGATCATAACTAGCCCATAGTCTAGCAATGGGATGGCGCGAAGTGTTTCATCAAACTCTTTCTCGACCATGCCATAGCCTGCACCAAATGGAATATCACCAATCTTATCTACATCTTCACGTTCAAGAATGAACTTCTCGCAAAGGTCATAGGCGATATCTACTGTATCAATAATGATAGTTTCATAGGCAGCCTGCACTTCCGGTTTCCTCAATTGTTTGAGGACTGTTTTAAATTCAGCCCATTTGTTGATTGGCTGTGCTTTAACATTATTTAGTGCGTTATACCCTTTCTCAAATGCGAGAAGGAGGCTCTTCGGAAACTTAGTAGCTGTTGTTGTTTTCCCAGATTTCGGATCCCCGTAAAGCAGAACAAGCTTACCTTTCAAGTCTCTAGATACTACTGTTGGTTGGATATTCAACAAATCAATTGCCATTTATGATTCTCTCCTTTTTAGTTAGCTCAATAAATTCTTCTTTATATCTAAGATAGTCTTTTACATGGTCATAGACTTCTCTTTTTCTGTCTAGATAAACAGTAGCGCCTTTATACAGATACTCCATTACCTTAAATGTCACATTATTACCGCCATATTCCAGGTAATAGCCACTTTTATCTTGTTTAATAGGTGGGATGCTATTACTTGGGATATAGTTTCTAATTCCATCCATCATACTATATGTACCTCTTACTGAAGCCCTGTATCGCTTCTTGGAGACAGGAGCATAAATCTCCATTAAATAGTGAACACTGCCATCTCCATCGAAGTATCCTCTAATAAAATGTCTCATCAAATCTTCTGGCACATGCTGATAAGGAAACTCAAGGGTAAAAGTCTTATTTTTAGTACAGCCGAGATTAACAAGGTCATTGTGCATCTGCTCAGAATATAAATCGACTATAGTTTGATAAAAAGTCTTTTCTCCCATTACTTTCTTTGATTTTCCCAGTGGCTTATTACTGCCCACAGCCCTACTAAATTTCTCCAGATGTCCTCTATCTCCATATTGCAGATTAATCCGAACATTATTTTTGCTTTGTCCAATTACACCATCAGCATATAGGAACCCTAGCCAGTAAGCTTTTTCTTCATTGTCTATCCTGCTGAAAAAGCTGTGATTAACTGTGTACTTGCGCTTAGCATCTCCTCTTGCTTTTAAGCTTATCCCATTCTGTAAAAGTAGTTTTTCAATAGTCTGAGATGATACTCCAAATTCTCTAGCGAGACCAATCTTCGATCCGCCAAATGCTCTATACGATTGAATAATGTAATTCCTTTGCTCATTAGTCCAAAGAACTGTGTTAAGGCGACCTCTCTTTATTGTCTTATCCAGGAAATCACCTCTAATCTATCTATATTTTTATAAGGGGGGGTGGGTATCAATAGCAATCCCACCCTGTTTTTCATTGATATGTATGTATTTTAGAAAGGTAGGTCGTCTACTTTTTTATTGCCTGTTTTCTTTTTCTCGGTATTGGCTTTACTACCAAATCCGCCCCTGCTTTCTTTCTTGTTTCCACCGTCAGCTTTTTTCTTCTTCTTTTCCTCAAGGGCGTTTTCACGTTCAGTGAGTGCTTTTTTGATCAACTCAGGATCATAGTATTTCTTATCCTCTTCATCATACGGTTCCTGACCACCTGTAATTAGGTTCTCACGCTTGGTGATAGTAGTGACTTTTTCTTCATCGGAGCCAAAGGCAGCTTTCTTGATTTCTTTCTTGATTTCCTTATAGTTTAAAATGTTTCCGTGAATCTGTACTGTTGATCCCTTTTCGTATTCATCCTCAATATAATCTGCCGCTTCGCCTTCTGGTGCCACAAACTCCAGAGGAATTACTTTGCCACCGTACATTGGGACGATTAAACTGAGCAGCTTACGACCGGTAGGTTCACCTCCAGCCAGTTCATCTTTAACTGACTTTACAACACCTTCTACACTAAATTTAGCACGAGGAAGATATTCTTCATTTGAACGAACTCGGTTTACGAAGTTGGTGCTAATCTGCTGGAATGAACGGATGAGTCCATCTTGCCCGACGTATTCATTCAAACGAATGCTCCCTCGATTAACAGTCACTTTGTCGGCTTCATCCCTGCCGAAATCAGCAACAGATTTATATTCCTCGTCAACAGTTTTCAGTCCTTTTGCAATACCGTTTTCTGTGCCATCTTGCTTTTTAAGCCGAGAGAATACTGACACTGTATGTACTTCATTTGGTGCTACTTCAATG